CCAACGATTACCGTCTCTGGTGGATATAGAATCTACAAGTGGACGGGCAGCGGCTCGATCACGTTCTAATTTGAGGAAGGAACATGGCAGACTCTAGAGCCGCAGAAGTTTTGGAAGGCTATGACCGCCTCAAAGGCGCTCGTGGCACATGGGAGCAGCACTGGCAGGAAGTAGCCGAGCGCGTATGGCCAACGATGGCCGAGATGACAGGCTGGCGTACACCGGGCGAAAAACGGTCTGAAAAGATCTTCGACTCGACTGCACAACGTGCGCTGCCGCGCTTTGCTGCTGCGATGGATTCGATGCTGACGCCTGCGACCCAGTTGTGGCACGGGCTGCAGACTGGCATCCCTGAACTCGACGACGACATCGCTGTGCGTCGCTGGTGCGACACGATCCGCGACATCCTGTTCCGTCAACGATACGCACCGACTGCTAACTTCGCCTCGCAGGCTTTCGAGTGCTACATGAGCCTCGGCGCTTTCGGTACGTCGGCGATGTTTATCGACGAGATTCCGGGCGTCACGCTGCGCTATCGAGCGATCCCGTTGTCCGAGCTGGTGATCGATCTCGACCACACCGGCCGCGTCGACACGGTCTATCGTTCGTTCCAGCTCACCGCTCGACAGGCCGCGCAGGTCCCAAGCTGGCAGGGCAAGGTTCCGCAAGGGATTCTGTCGCAGCTCAAGTCGACGCCGAACACGATGTTCGAGTTTGTGCATTGTGTACGCCCGAACCCGGATTACAGACAAGGGATGGCCGGTGGCCAAGGAATGGCCTACATCTCGCGCTACGTCTCGCGTCAGGACAATGCCCTGCTCGACGAGTCTGGCTTCCGTGTCATGCCGTACGCTGTCGGTCGGTACGTTACCGGCCCACGCGAGATCTACGGCCGCTCACCTGCGATGGAAGCTCTGGCCGACATCAAGAGCCTGCAGGAGATGGAGAAGACCCTGCTGCGCGTCTCGCATCGCATGGTCGACCCTCCGCTCATCCTGACCGAGGAAGGGGCCTTAAACGCCTTCTCCGTGCGTCCTAATGCATTGAACTATGGCTACCTCCGTGAGGATGGGACGCCGCTCGTTCAGCCGTTACAAACTCCGGGCAACATCCCGATTGGGATCGAGATGACGGATCAGAAGCGCAAGGCAGTGAACGATTCGTTCCTGATCACGCTGTTCCAGATTCTTGTCGAAAACCCGCGGGTGATGACGGCGACCGAGGTCCTGCAACGTGCGCAAGAGAAGGGTGCGCTGTTAGGTCCCACGATGGGACGCCAGCAGTCGGAGTTCTTGGGTCCGATCATCGAGCGCGAACTCGACTTGCTGCAGGCCAACGGCGCGATACCGGAACCGCCTCCGCAGCTCATGGACTATGTGATGTCTGGCGGCGAGATCCTGCCGAAGTACACCGGGCCGCTTGCTCGATTGATGAAGTCCGAAGAGGCCGCGGGTCTCTTGCGTACGGTCGAAGCGATGCTGCCGGTCGCTCAGGCTTCTGGCGACATGTCGGTCCTGCGCCGCATCAATGCCGACGAAGCGGTCAAGATCATCGCAGAGGCCAACGGTGTACCGGCTAAGGCAATGCGCACCGACGAAGAGTTGGCGATTATGGATATGGCAGCACAACAGCAGGCTCAGGCTCAGGCCCTACTGGCCGCGGCTCCGATTGCTGGTCAGGCTGCGGAGCGTTTTGCTAAGGCCGAACAAATCGCGGCGTCGGCCCCGCGTAGAGCTGTCTTGGGAGTTTGATGATGGATGCGCAGATGCTTTTCAACATCTTGGTCGGCTTGTCCGGTTTCATGGGCGGCTGGATCTTGAATAACATCAGCCGCTCGATTAACCAGCTCGACAAGGATGTGCGCAACATGCCGCACGTCTACGTCACCAAGGCTGACTATCGAGACGACATTCACCACATTCGCCGGACGCTGGATGATATTTTCAATCTGATCAACCAGCTTAATACGACCAAAGCGGATAAATAAAATGGATCTGTTCGAGATCTTCACAAAGGCATGGCCGGTGGTTCTCGCACTGATTACATTGATTATCGTTTTGTCGAAGTTAGATTTGCGTGTTGCCGTGTTAGAAGAAAAGATGAAAACTCTGTTCGACTTACTGAACAAGAAGGCTGATAAGTAATGCTTGAAACCTTACTCGGCGGTGTGTTCGGCGGCGTGTTGCGTCTTGCCCCGGAGGCGCTGAAGTTCTTCGACAGGAAGAACGAGCGTGGTCACGAGCTTGCCATGCTCGATGCCGAGATGCGTTTCGCTCAGGTTCGAGGCGAGATCGCAATGCGGCAGACTGAAGCCGACATGACGATCCACGAACTCGACGCTATCAGTGAGGCGTTCAAAGAACAGTCTGCTACGGCTCGTGCTGCTGGTAAGTGGGTTGCTGCGATCTCTGCGCTGGTACGGCCTTTCGTAACCTATTTGTTTGTGCTAGCTTACGCCGCGGTCAAATTGGCTAGTTTTTTGATCGCCCTCGAACAGGGCGGTGAATGGAAGGCAGTTTTGACGACGATGTGGAACGTAGATGACATGGCAGTTTTGAACATGATTCTTTCGTTCTGGTTTGTCGGTCGAGTGTATGAGCGCACTCGATGAGGCCATAGAACAAGCGGCAATCCTGTGTAAGCACTTCGAGGGGTTCTCTGCTAAACCGTATATCTGTCCTGCTGGTTATCCCACAATCGGGTACGGAACCGTCTACAAACCTGACGGAACCAGAGTCACCCTCAATGACCCGATTATCAGCAGGCAGATTGCTACTGAATGGCTGATGCAAGAGCTTGAACACAACTACGCCGCTGGCGTACTACGCGCATCTCCGGGGCTGGTAGAGCATCCGGGAGCATTCGCCGCGATGATCGACTTCGCCTACAACCTCGGGGTCGGTCGGTATCGGGCCAGCACACTTCGCAAACGCGTCGACCAAAAGGATTGGGACGGTGCTAAAGAACAACTCATGCAGTGGACTCGTGGCGGCGGGAGAGTGCTGCCGGGTCTGGTACGGAGGCGCAAGGCGGAAGCTGCGTTATTCTGATGGCCAAGAAAAAAGTCCCGACTATTCAGATGTATGACGGGGTTTGGTATCGGGTCAAAGGATACACCCACACCGAATGCTGCGACTGCGCATTGGTTCACAAGGAACAGTACCGACTCGTTGATGGACATTTAGAGTGGACTGCGGTGCGAGACGACAAGCGCACCGAAGAGCGCCGAAAGGAACTCGGCATTAAAGTAACCAGAAAGAGGTGATGCCGTGACAGCCGCAAAGGCGACTGACGAACAGATTGTTGAGGCGTTGCGCAGAAACAAAGGCGTTCGCGCTAATGCTGCTGCCGATCTTGGGCTCAACATTAGAACGATGTTGAAGCGCCTAGCTCGGATGGAAAAGGACGGGTACGAGATACCAAGGTCAACCTATCAGCCGGGTAGGCAAATCCCCAATGAAGAAGCGTTTGAGTTCACGCCGATCCCCGATGACGACATTCCAATCGAGGAGCTAGTCGAGCAGCGCAAGCGCAAGTTTCAGCACAAGCGCCTGCACGAAGAATCTTCAAAACTTATCGATGTGCGCATAAAGATTCAGGGACCAATCGGTCTGTTGCACTTCGGCGATCCGCACGTCGATGACGACGGCACGGACATCGAAGCCCTCGAACAGCACACCGAACTCTGCCGCAAGGTAGAGGGACTATTCGCCTGCAACGTCGGCGATACCACGAACAACTGGGTCGGTCGTTTAGCAAGGCTTTACGGCGATCAGGCGACATCCGCATCGCAGGCTTGGCGACTTGCAGAATGGTTCGTCAATCGCTGTCGATGGCTGTACATGATCGCTGGCAATCACGACGCATGGAGCGGCGCAGGCGATCCGCTGAAGTGGATGGCGAAGCAGCAGAACTCGATGTACAAATCGAGCGAGGCTCGAATCGCGCTGAAGTTTCCAAACGGCTTGGAAGTGCGCGTGAATGCGCGTCACGATCACTCTGGCTCGTCGATCTGGAATCCGGCCCACGGCCCGATGAAAGCTGCTCTCATGGGAACCCGTGATCACCTGTACGTCGCAGGCCACAAGCACGAGAGCGCGTACAGCGTCCTGAAAGACCCGATCTCGGGTATCACCATGCATGCGTGTAAGGTGGCCAGCTATAAGATTTTTGATCGATACGCAAAGGAGCGCGGATTCCGCGACAACTCGCTATCGCCTTGCATGCTGACAACGATCAACCCTGATCTGCCGAGCGACCATCCAGATCTGATCAAGGTCTGGTGGGACCCACTGGAAGGCGCTGACTATCTGACATGGATGAGGAATCGCTGATGCCGAGCATGATGGCAATAATGCGTTCTCGTGTTGCGAGAGCAGTATTCAAGTCGAGAGCTTACAAACGCGCACTGCTTGACGATAAGACCGGACAGCTATCGGAAAACGGTCGCATCATCATGGCGCACCTAAAGCGATTCAGCCGCTACGGCAAACCGCCTGTCTACGCAGGCAGTGTTAGCAAGACAGACATGTTCGAGGTTGGCCGCATGGTCGGTCGCCAAGAAACGGTGCAGCTCATTGTCGAGGCGCTGCACTTGGACGAGAAGACCTTGACCAATCTGCAAGAGGAATTCATCGATGAGTGACGACAACGGGTCCGTCTCGAACGGGCAACCCGGCGACAGCGCCGGAACGACGGGCGCTCCGTCATGGTTCGCAATGGAAGGTATGGCCCCCGATCAGGTTGGCCAGCTCGGGGAGATGGTCAAAGCCAAGGGGTGGAAACATCCCGGTGAGGCTTTGCTGTCTTACCAGAACCTCGAAAAGGTGTTCGGCGCTGACAAGGCTGGACGAACGATTCTGGCCCCCAAGTCGGACGACGACGCTGAGGGTTGGAACTCGCTGTATAACCGCCTAGGACGGCCGGAGAGCGCAGACAAGTACGAGCTGCCAGTCCCGGAAGGGCAGGATCGCTCGTTCGCTGAGGCATTCGCTCCGGTGATGTTTGAGGCAGGTCTGACCACGAAGCAGGCCAAGGCTCTAGCCGAGAAGTGGAACGAGATGAGCGGGTCGCTGGTTGAGCAACAAGAGACCGCATTCCAGCAGCAGGTGGATGCCGAGTATTCCGCCTTGCAGAAGGAGTGGGGCGTTGCCGCTTCTCAGAACGAGGAGATTGCCCGTAGAGCGGCCATTAAGTTCTCGAAGGAGGCAGGGCTGGATGCGGATGCGTTCGACGCGATGGAGAGGGCGATTGGCACGGCGAAGTTAATCAAGCTGTTCCACTCGGTCGGATCTTCATTCCAAGAGGGAACCTTTGTCTCGAACGACGTTCTAAGCGGCGGCAGAATGACCCCCGCTCAGGCCGACGCCAAGATCAAGGCGAAGTTTACCGATCAGGAGTTCATGGCTCGTTACATGAACCAAGATCCGAAGATCCGGCAAGGCGCTATCGACGAGATGATGGACCTGCAGCGAATGGCTAACCCGGAACTATTTACAGGCTAGTTGCAGGTGTGCTACGCGCACGTTAGTATGATGACACCATAAAGTTCCTCTGTTGGAAATTCGTGGCGTTATCTCCTGTAAGTGAAATTGGGCCGGGAGAAATCTCGGCCCTTTTTTCAGGATGGGTTAAGCCGTAAGGCCCCCGCAGACTGCTGGATAGACAGCCGCCCGGTGAGAGCGTATCTCGCAAGGATTTTGGCCCCGGTAACGGACAAGCCATCCGATAAACATTCTTGGTTTTTAATGTTTTAGGAGGGCTAATCATGGCCGACAATATTGCTAGTGCATATGCCGTACAATACGGCACAAACGTCAGCATTCTGCTCCAGCAGAAAGGCTCGAAGCTCCGTTCTACGGTGCAGATGGGCAGCTACAAGGGCAAAGCCTCTGAAGTCGTCACGCAGTACGGTGCTACCGCTGCTCGTGCGGTTTCGACCCGCTACACCCCGATTGTTCCAGTCAACACGCCGAACGCCCGTCGCTGGGTGTTCCCGGAAGACTACGATTGGGCTGACCTGATCGACAACTTCGACAAGCTCCGTCTCCTCGCTGACCCGCAGTCTGCTTACACGCAGAACGGTCTCTACGCGATGGGCCGTGCGATGGACGATGTCATCATTGCTGGTATGTTGAACGACAACAAGACCGGCGAGTCTGGTGGCACGACCACCAGCTTCGACACGACCAACCAGCGCGTCGCGGTGAACTACGCTGCCTCTGGCAACGTGGGCCTCACGGTGGACAAGCTGCGCGAAGCGCGTCGCATCCTGATGGAGAACGAGGTCGATCTCGACGCGGAGCCGGTGTACTGCGCCATCTCTGCCGAGCAGCACGACGATCTCTTGGGCCAGATGCAGGTTGTTTCGTCTGACTTCAACGGCGACACGCCGGTGTTGAAGGACGGAAAGATCATGCAGTTCCTTGGCATCAACTTCATCCACAGTGAGCGGTTGCCGTTGAGTTCAACCTACCGTCGCTGCCCGGTGTGGGTGCCTTCTGGCGTTCACCTCGGCATGTGGAATGACATCATGTCCGACATCACGCAACGTCGCGATCTCTCTTCGCTCCCGTATCAGATCTATCTGATGGGTACCTTCGGTGCTACCCGCACGGAAGAGAAGAAGGTTGTTGACATTCTCTGCGCGGAATAAGGGAGTAAACGAAAATGGCAGTTGTAGCAGTTAAGTCAACCCTTATCACTAACGCAGACGCGACCCCGGTCGTTCTCAACAGCCCTCGTGTAGACGGTGGTTTTGAACACATCGAAGTCGCAACTGCGGCGATCACTTCTGGTGACAGCATTGATTCGACTTATCGTATGTTCCGCGTTCCTTCGAATGCGGTCATGACGGATCTTCGAATCTACTCGCCGGATATCGGCACCACGACGATCTCCGACATTGGCCTGTATCGCACGGCCAAGGACGGCGGCGCTGTGGTTGATGCTGACTTCTTTGCCTCGGCTCTGTCCCTCAAGGACGGTGCGCTGAACGGCACAGATGTTCTGCACGAGTCGGCTGTGTTCTCGATTGCGAACAGCGGCAAAGAGTTGTGGGACGCCCTCGGCCTCACCTCTGATCCGTCGGTGTTCTATGATGTGGCTTTCACATTGACGGCGGCGGCTGACGCTACCGGCACCGTGAAGCTGATCGGTCGTTACACGGCGTAATGAACTGGGGCGGGTCGGGAAACCGGCCTGCCCCTTTCTCTTAGGAGAGAATCATGGCAGATCGTTTTTACGGTATTGATCGCGGTGAGCAAGGCGTTCGCAACGTGACCGAAGGCTCGTCCTCAACGGCGACCACGGACGTTGAAGTGCGCGTGGATCTTGCTGCGAACATGAGCAAGCAGGAAGTCCTTCTGGCAATCGATGTTCTGAAGGAAGCTATCTTTCAGGATACTTGGCCTCCGGCTTAATAGCCTCGGGAGTAGCCCGTGGCTAGTAGCGACACCGCGATTGCTAACCTCGCCCTGACGAAAGTCGGGGATCTGAGGATCACGAATCTTACGGACAACACAAAGCCTGCCCGTGAGATTTTGGCTATTTACGAGATGATGCGCGACAAGTTGCAGCGCACCTATAACTGGCGCTTTTGCGTCAAACGGGTGCAGCTTGCGGCTGAGGTCGACACACCTGTCTTTGAGTACGAGAACCAGTACCCGATCCCGTCTGACTGCTTGCGAATCCTGCAAGTCGGCGACTACTACCCGGCACCGGATCTGTCAGATCTGATCAGCGGCAGTGGCGCGGAGTATCAGCTTGAAGGGAACAAGATTCTCACTTACGACAGTGGTCCTCTTAATCTGCGGTATCTTGGCCGCGTTACTGATCCTACCCAGTTTGATCCTGCGTTCGATGATGCGTTCGCGTCGCTTCTTGCGTACAACGTCTGCGAAGCGTTGACGCAATCAGCCCAGAAAAAGGAATCAGCTTTGCGGGACTATCGACTTGCACTGAGCGATGCCATTCGCTCGAATGCCATTGAAAGCCCACCGGAGTCCCTCGCGGATACCACTTGGATTAGCGTGAGGCTCTAATGCCAAGCGCAAATCCGGCTGTTCTCAATTTCAACGGTGGCGAAGTTGGATCGCTGTTGAGCGGTCGGACGGATTACGAAAAGTATCCGTCGACGATGTACCGGATGCGTCGATTCATTCCGACAACGCAAGGCCCAGCCAAGCGTACGCCGGGAACAAAGTACGTCCTGCAAACCAAAGACGCCGGAAAGAAAGTCTGGCTGCAACGCTTCGAGTTTGCGTTCGATCAGGCGTATGTACTGGAGTTCGGCGACCAATATGTGCGGTTCTACACGGACCGCGGTGTGGTGCTGGAGAACGCACAGGATGTTGTCAACGTAACGAATGCAACGACAGGCGTCCTGACTTACGACGGCACAGACCCATCAAACGGTGACTGGTTTTACGTCGATGGCATTTTTGGCATGACCGAGCTGAACGGTCGATATGTCAAGGTTGCCAACGTCAATGCCGGTGCAAAAACTTTTGAGCTGAACGATCTAAATGATGTGGCGATCAACACCACATCGTACGGCGTGTACAGCGGCAACGGGGATATATCCCGTGTGTATACAATCGCATCGCCTTACTCGATTGACGATTTGTTCACGGCCGAGGGAACTCCTGCCCTGTCGATCTCTCAGTCTGGCGACGTTCTTTACATTGGCTGCGAGGGATATCAGCCTCGTACGCTGACTCGCGCAGGAAACACAAGCTGGTCGTTTGCGGTGTACTCGCCGACCGATGGCCCGTTTCAGCGTGAGCCGATCAACACCAAGAATTTCACGATTGGCGCATCGACCGGAACCGGCGTATCGCTTTCTTGTACGACCGATGTCTTTGAGTCTGCGCATGTTGGTATGCTGTTCCGGCTTGAGCCGACCAACATCACAACCGTGCCGTGGGAAACCAACAAGTCGATCACGGCGACAGACCTTCGCAAGTCAAGCGGCAAATACTACGAAGCGCAAAACTCCGCCACCACGGGAACGGTGCGACCGATCCACGAGGAAGGCACCGAATCTGACGGTGCGGTGACGTGGCTGTACCTGCACCCCGGATATGTGGTCGTCAAGATCGCATCCGTTACCGACGCGCAGAACGCGACGTGCGACATCATTGGACCGGGCATTGCTCCCGCCGAACTTGTTGCCGGTGACGACTGCCGGTACCGTATCGGTGCTTGGGGTACTGCAACTGGCGCAGCGTATCCGTACAAAACTGCATTCTGGCGCGGCCGACTGTGGTGGGCTGGCGGTCAAAACATTTATGCGTCGGTGTCTGGCGATTACTCGTCGATGGCACCGGACACGATGGGCGAGATCCTTGCTGACAATTCGCTGAACCTGACGATTGCAATTGGCAACGTCGACAAGGTTCGATGGTTGAAGGCTGGCAACGCTTTGCTCGTTGGCACTGGCGGCAGTGAAATCGCGATTCGAGAAGCGATATCGAGTCAGGCGCTTGGCCCTGAAAACGTCAAGTTTGATCTGCAGTCTGCTGAAGGATCACGAGAGATCGATCCGATCCTGATCGAAGACTCCGCGCTGTTCGTTCGTATCGGCGGTCGTCGCATCATGGAATTGCGATACGACATCCAGACCGAGGCGTATGTCCCGCGTGACATGAACGTGTTGTATCCCGAGATCACCAAGTCTGGGATTGTGAGCATCGCCTACCAAAAGGAGCCGGACGATATTGTCTGGTGTGTGTTGAAAGACGGCCGACTGATCGGCATGACTTATGACCGAGAGCAAAATGTATACGGTTGGCACCAGCACCCAATTGGCGGGGACGACGCTAAGGTCGAGTCTGTTCAAGTTATTGCTGGCCCAGATGGCGACGTGGACGATGTCTGGATGGTTGTTGCGCGTACTGTCGCCGACGATCTGGACAACCTGATTCTGACTGAAGATAGCGACATCATCACGTCAGAAGACGGTGGGCATATCCTGACCGAAGTTACAGGCACATCGACCAAACGGTACATCGAGTATTTTGCGCAAAGTCTGGAAGACGGCGACGACATCCAAGCCGCTGTATATCTCGACTCTTCTTTGGAATACGATCCGGCTGTGAACGAGGATTTGACCGTTGGTGTTGATGGCGATGTCGTCGGTACAACTGACGTATCTTTCACGGTCAGCACGTTCTTCGAGTTGTCAACCGAAGCTTCCGAAATATTGATGACCGAAGACGGCGATGAGCTTGGCACTGACGAGCCGATCTTTTCTGCGTCTGATGTCGGCCGCGAGATCCGGTATCGGTATTACGACGAAGACATGGAGACGTGGCGCACGGCTCGTGGCCTGATCACTAGCTTCGTATCCGAAACTGAAGTTCGTTGCACAATCATCGCTGCGTTCCCGGTTTCTACCGTACCCGGCGGATCGTGGCGCTTGACGACGACGACGGTGGGCGGCTTGTGGCATCTGGAGAGCGAGACGATCTCGGCTCTGGCTGACGGTGCCGAGGTCAAGGATCTGACCGTTCTAAACGGATCTGTAACCCTGCCGTTCCCGGCCGCTCGAATCATTGCCGGATTGCCGTATACGTCAACGCTGGCCACGCAGAGGCTCGATTACGGCGCTGCGCAGGGCACGGCTCAGGCCAAGACAAAACGCATCCATAAGCTTGCTATGCGCTTATACGCGAGTCTTGGCGGCAAGTTCGGTGCTGCGCAAAGCAACGTGGACCAGATCATTTACCGACGCGGTAACGATCTGCTCGACGAAGTGCCGCCGACGCTGACCGGAGACACGGACACGCTGGCATTCCCCGGCGGGTACGAGACTGACGGGCGAATATGGATTGTGGCTGACCAACCGCTGCCGCTGACGGTAGTGGCGCTGTATCCAGAATTGGAGACGGCAGGCTGACGATGTTAAAGGTTGTGCAGTTTGAACCGAAGCACCTGAAGGAGCTTTCGTTGCAGCCTGCGCAAGCCTACATGAGTCCACAGATTATGAAGCCGGACTACGGCACATCGTTTGTGGAGGCAGGACCGGCATATACCGGAATCGCCGATGGGCGAGTGGTGGTGTGTGCTGGAGTGTTTGAAATGTGGGCAGGCCGAGGAATGGCATGGGCGCTGATCGCGGATAACATCCCGCATCACTTCCTGTCGATTCACCGGGCTGTCAGAAAATTTTTGGTGAATTGTCCGATAAGGAGGATCGAGGCGTACGTTGATGTCGGGTTCGAGGAGGCTCACCAGTGGGCAGATATTTTGGGATTCACACTGGAAACGCCGCAGCCAATGCGCGGCTTTATGGGCAACCGAGACATGTACATGTACGCGTTGATCAAGGAGTAAGACATGGCTGATCCAGTTTCAATCGCGATTGCCGCGGCCGCTGCAGCGACCGAGTACGCCAGCGTCGAATCCGAGAAGGCGACGCTTGAAGGGCAGGCTCGTGTTTCCGAGGCTCGTGGCGCTGTCGCAGAGCGAGAGGCTGGCATGCGCGAAGAGGCGCTCCGTGGCCAGCAGGAGCGGCAGCTTTCCGAGCTGAGTGCATCCGCTGTGCAGGAGGGTCTCGCAGACTCTGTGACGTTTACGGACGCCTTCCGCCAGTCTGCTGTGAAGGCCGAGCTTGATGCGCTGATGATGGGATACAGTGGTCAGGCTGCAGGCGCGATGGCGCGGCAAGAGGCGAAACAGATTCGTGCTGCTAAACCGACCGGAGCGCAAAGATTGCTTCGAGTCGGCACTGCAGCGTTCATGGGATTCAAGGCTGGCGGCGGAAGCTTCGGTAGTGCAGCCTCTAAGTCAAGCAAACTAATGGCGCAAAATCCATTTTTAAATCCGGCTTAAAGGATTAGTTTAATGGCAAAGCTTGAGTTTTACAGACAGCAGGTCGTTCCCAATCTCACGGCTCCGAGCGGGGCAGGGATTGCTGAGGCTGGCCGTAGCCGCGGTCAGGCGATTCAAGCCGTCAAGCAGCTCACTAGCACTGCTGCAGACATGTTTGCAGAACTGGATGCGATCAAGGCTGAGGACGCATTCAACAAGATCCGCGAACAACAGACGACGCTGATGACCGATCCCGAGCAGGGGTTCATGTCCAAGAAGGCAGGCGATGCTGTGTCTGCCGACTTCATGCGCAAGTACATGGACGACTTCGATAGAACCATCGAAGAGACGTACTCGGGACTGCAGAACCAGCGACAGCGTGATCTGTTCCGTCGACGCGCAGATGCTGCCAACACGCAGTACCGTTCTGCGTTACGGAACCACGTTCTGAATGAGACTGAGTCTTACAACAAGCAAGTGTTTGAAGGCACGGTCAAGAATGAATCTGCTACTGCAGCGGCAAACTACAAGGACCTGCCATCCGTAGGGTTGTCTTTGGAGAATGCGCGAAACAGTGCGATTGCATACGCAAACCGCGCTGGCTTAAAGGGTGACGCTCAGATCGCGTTCATCAACGGATCAATGGCTGCTGTACATGATGCTGTGCTGTCATCTGCTATCGGCGACAACAACTTTCCATACGTCAAGGATTACCTGAAGACGTTCGAGAAAGGTGGATCTCGCGAAGGAGAATTGCCTGCCGCTCGTGTTGCGCAAATCAAGCAACAGATTGAAACAAGCGATGTTCGCGATCAAAGCTTAAAGCTGTCGATTGATCTTGTAGGAAAGGGGCTTTCTACGAAAGAGCAACGTGCGCAAGTTAAAGACATGTACACGTCCGGCAAGATCAGCGCAGAAGTTTACGATCAGACGGTTATTCGCATAAACCAAGAAGAGGCTCGTGCTAAAGCGGCCGAGGCTGATTTCAATAACTCCATGAGCGGCCAAGCTCAGGAGTGGATCTTGACCAATCCCGGCAAGTCTGTTTTAGACATGCCTCCTCGCTTGTATAACTGGGCGAAGTCAAAGGGCCAGCTCGACACGCTGAATCGGTTTGCTGACAACAACGGACAGGTTCGCGGAAACAGCGCCGAGTTTACTCGTCTGTACGTTATGGGCGCGGATGATCCGACAGCATTCATCAAGGAGTTTGACAGCCGAAGCAACGAACTCCAAACCGAGTTATCGAAGACTGAGTACAACTCTTTGCTGACTCGTCGAGGTTCAATTGGCAAGGCTGACTTGCAGGGACAGCAGGCTTCCAAGGTCGCGGCGTCGACTGTTAGATCGCTGCGCAACAACTTGATTGCTGCTGGCTTGGACATTACCCCGAAAGAAGGAACCCCGCAGGCAGAACAGCTTGCGAATTTTGAGGCGCAGTTGATTCAGGCTATTGAGGTCAAGACTCAAGAGGCTGGCCGCGCATTGACGCTGAACGAGTCTCGCAAGATCGGCCTTGACCTATTGCGAGAAGGTCGACTTATTGACGCTGGTAGCTTCTGGGGTGACAAGGGCGTTCGTCGGTTTGAGGCGACCGAGGCTGACATTCAGCGGTACGGATTCCGATATAATTACGAGGACATCCCGCCTGAAGATCAGAAGCGTCTGTATAGACTTATCCAGACTCGGCCGGATCTTCGAGAACAACTCGGCATTACATTGACGCCAAACAAGACCA